CACCCCCCTCTGTAATAGTCTGTAAAGTAGAAGAAACATCGTCCCATGCTACACCCGCGGCTGAACTTCTAAGGAATTTTTTACTTGATGCTGTATGAGGAGGAAGTTTATCTAACGCCGTTCCAGACGCTGGACCTAATAACAGTTCGTTTTGTGCTACTGCAGTTAAACCCGTACCACCCTTGGCGAGTAAGACTTGTGAGCTCAAATGAGTGGGGTCGAGTACAGTAAGACCTGTAGCTACACCCGTACCACCACGTGCAATAGCAACTTGACCGGTATGGGAAGCGTGGCCTAAATTTAAGCCTGTTATAGCTGAACCGGCACCTGATATAGTTGTTGCACCAACCTGTGATACGTTAATTGAAGAACCATGGAACGAATCCGCGGTCATTTTACCTGTCGTCGTGACGTTACCGGATAAGACGTTACCCCAAACGTTTGCGGTAATATACGGGTGGTTAGTTATACCACTTGCTAATGTTGGTACGATATGTGGACCAACTGGATCACTGTGTGTGTATGCGATCGTATATTCCTTCTCATCACCTCTAAAACCATGAACAATATTTGAAGTACTCATGGTCATGACCATACCCAAATCAATATTATCACTCGAGTTATTGTTACCGACCTCTATAATTGGATCGTTAATCGTTAGACTGTTTTCATGACGAGCAGTGATGTTTCCTACGACGTGTAAATTACCTGTAATTTCAACATTTGAACCTAGTGTCACGAGATCGTCTCCGTCGAATTGGAGTTTTGGGTTCGTTGATAATACTTTACCTCCATCTATAAACGGAATACGGTTAGCATCTAAATCTTGTGTTGTAATCGAACCGGTTAGCGTTGATGTATCCAAAGTTGCGTCTGATATTGTTGTTGTCCATTGAGGTACATTTCCATTCATATGTAAAATTTGTTTATCAGTCCCTTTAACGAGTCTGTTTAATGAATTAGCATTATCTGAATATAATATATCACCTTGTGCATACGCATTTTGACCCGTACCACCTTTGGTTTCGGGTACTACGGGTAAAACGGTATCACTGAGTGTGTTATTATTGTATTGTACTACATTTGCTGCGTTAATACCCGATATTTTTGCACCATTACCTTCCAGTGTAGTAGCTTCTACGAATCCGGTAACGAGACCCCCGGTTTCTATGACATTGGATGTTGTATTCGAACCTATGGGACCACCACCGACGATCTCATCTAGTGTAGATGCAACGTCCATCCACGTGGGTACGCCCGTTCCTGAATCAAATTTTAAATATTTATCGTTCGCTCCCGATGCGGTTATTGGTGCTAATGTTGTTGGTCCCGATGCGTAAAGCATATCACCTGTATTGTATGTACCAATGTTGGTACCACCACGCTCAACATCAAGTATCCCCGTATCTATATGTTCGGCGCTTATATTTGTTATATTTGCACCATCACCTTGAAACGTACCTCCGGATGACGCAATAATATTTTGGCCTTCGATAGAGGTAGATACCGTTATTTTACTCGCTGTTATTGTATTTGAACCTGCAATGTTACCGAATATTGCGTTATCGTTTGGGTTTCTTACGAAGACGTTACCACCGATATCGACGTTGCTCGTTGTAAAAATACTACTCGCTGCTATTGTATTAGCCCCCGCAATATTACCATAAAGCGCACTACCCGATTCTCTTATAAAAACATTACCACCGATATCGACGTTACTCGTTGTAAAAATACTATTATGAGCATTTGAAAATATGATTGTATTTGACGTGATATTACCTTGATTTGTTATATTTTCCATCGTAAGATTTGAAAGGTAATACGAATCACCTCGGTAATTTTGTGCATTGACGTTACCGACCGTATCTAACGCGAATTCTGAAGCATTTGGTATATTGAATACAGTTTGACCTAAAGCACCTATAGTTAATTTGTTTTGGGGGTTCGTATTTGCAATGGCAACGTGATCTGTTGCTTGTAAATCTCCCGAATGTATGATCCCAGAAACTTGGATTTTGTTTGTTTTATTTCCATCTATAGCAACGGCGTTTAATGTTGTTTTGAAGTTATCTGATCTTATCGTACCTGATGAAACGATAGTTTCGTTTGTATTTGTAAAAATTGCAGTATTAGATGACGTATTACCTAAATCAATTGCTGATGCTAAATCTACACCACCTAGGAGGGATGTAGGAACACTTGAATCAACAACTTCTTTTGTGGTCGCCGAGTAACCCACAAGGTTAGAACCTGCTATTTCCGCGACCCGTAAAGGTGTCATATATATAGAATTTGGTGTGGGTGTATCAATGGCAATATCTGAAGCATTGAACACGATTGTGTTTTCAGCCTGATTATCCAAAGCATGTTTACCAAACCGGATTTTGGTAGACCGCTCGATGGTAGGTATGTTTTTAACCATTTAATATAAGTATGTATTTTAATTTGCGTAGATAAGACCGGCCATACCATTTTCAATTCTGAGTATATTGTAATTAACCGCGTATATCGGATCGGTTATTTTCATTGTTTGGCTAATTACCTTAGCTGAATCTAAACGACTAAAATTGAGAGTTCCTGTCGGCTGGAGCGAACTCGTTGAAATACAAAAACAATGTAAAAAGAAATCGGGTGACGTTACGAACGTCGTGTGATAATAATTTGGTACTTCCATGAAATGGGGTTTTCCGTATTTAAAATTGCATATATCTTGACCGTTAATTTCTATTTTGATTTTATTGGTATCTGATGTTAATGCACCTCCCGTGGTTGTATCTGAACACGCGAGATACTTTACCGGGTGGTTAAATACGAGTTCCTGTGCAAGTTCGTTCGATGGTAAGCTTTTCTGGACTTGTGTGATGAGCATGTTATGGTTTCTCGAGGCGATATTACCACGTTCTTCGTTATCCAAATAGTAATAGTTCGAATAACAGTCAAATTCGTAGTTTTCAGCTTGCGAACCCCAGTGAATTCTTAATTCAACTTCGTGGTATTGTAGTGCGATTATGGGTAAAGCACATTGCGCACCTTCACAAAAGAAGAATCGCAAAGGGTAAAAATATGAACGAGCACTTATACCTGGGTGCGTACCTAATGCGCTTTTAGAAATATTGGATGCGAACGTATCAATGGCGATTTTCTCTGTAAAAACGGCGTCTTGGGTATCTATAACCTGACCGCCTATGAGTAATTCGACTTTATCTATGAGATAATCCCACCTTTCAACGTCGAGTGCTTGTGTGGAATTGTGTATAGTTAGATACGTGTATCCTAAAAGGTCACCTGATCTTGGGAATTTGACCGATGACATAGCGTTATTTTTCACAGATCCCTGTATCGTTTGCTCTTCTATGGATTGTGAAAAATTAGAGTGTCGCTTATAACTGGAACTAAAGAATGAAATTTCTGGTTCGCCCATTATGTGCTTATCTTGAGCACCAATAGCGATTAGTTGTATAACACCAGAAGACATTTATAATAATAAAAGGTTTAAATTATACCTACGAGACGCCCTGAAAATTATTTTTTGTAGGGTAAATTTCTTTTTTTGCAAACGAATTTAAAAACGAAAACAGCGTCACCACATGCAGCTGCGTCACCATTCTGTTTATCTAAATTAAAAGTTAATCTATCGAGTGTTCGAATTGGGTTATAATATTGTTGGATAATTGGGTACTCGTTTCTGAAAAAAACTGCTTTTTGTGCTCCCCCGGCATGTAATGTGTGTTCGCATATAATCGTACCAAAAATTCGGTTAAGGTGGTTATCGGCATCGTCGAGATCTTTTTTACCTCGTTGGGTAAAATTTGTCTTGAGTTCTTCTATACCAATGTGTATGCACCTTTGAGAATCACCACTTGTGTTAATGCTCGCGGCGAGTAATTGTACTTGTACGACATTTTCGAGCGGTGTTGGTAAATGAAGTGTAAAATCTGTATTATCTGCACCGTGATCTAAGTTATCGAGTATAACCGTGTGATGTTCGTATTCGAAATCGGGTAAAGTGGACTGACTAGTCACTAAAGCCATTTATATATACTGGAGATTTTACTTCATCTTATAGCCCGCTTGTGCCGCGACCAATTTTTGGCCACCACAAACACCACCTCTACTGTCGGAGTAGTAGGAGTTTTTGAGACATTCTTCCTTGGATTCGAGGTCGAAGAGCGAACCTTCATCTGTTGTTTCGATCGTGACTGGGCTGTATCCGCTCGTTCTCAAAAATTGGAGAATGCAGATGAGGCCGAAGACGATCACAATTGCCTTGAGTGTATTTTTGTTTGTAGAGTTGAGTTTCATTTGTATTGAACATATATTTTTTTTATAAAGTGCGTTAAAGAAATTAGAATAGTTTCAATATAAAG